TTACATTAAACTACATATTTATAAACCGTTATAAATGGCATTTTCAACCTTTTTTATTTCAAGCTGGTGATGATGCTTGTTGGATCGTAGAAAGATCAGATTTGGTTTTATTAAAGAAAATGTTATTAGAATTGTTCTCGCAAAATCCAGATACTCAATTAGAAAAACATGGTTTAGGAATGGTACTTAAGGAGATTAATGTGAATGATACGTCTTCCTCCTTTTGTTCTAAGAATTTTTATCGTACGACGTATGGTACAGTTTTTGCTAGGCAAGGAAGTAGGTGGATTCAGTCTGCTTCTTTTGTTGAGCAAAATCCTAAATATTTTAATTATTATAGTTCTATCAGAGGAGAGCTAGATTTATATACAAATATTCATGCTGTACGTAGATATGCAGAACAATTATATCGCCCTTTGAAACAAGCTAAACTAATGACTTTACAGCAATTCTCATTAATTCGGAGCCACACTAAGTGTGAACACGGTGATTATATAAATTTTCGTGACCCTGTATTACGTAAGTATGATTCTTCTCGATCTCATTACCTTTCATTAGGAATTGCTGAACCAAGTATGTCTTATTTAAGTATAGGTACATTCGGAAGTGACAATAATTCGAATAGGTTAACATTACCAGTTCCATTAGCTGACTTTCTTTCTACGCAGCCTATAGTGGTACAAGATTTTATACAAACATTACCTTCTATATCAACTGATTATTTTTGGGATTTAGGTTTTGATTCACATGAATTATTTCACCGTCTCTCATCCTGCTGGAGTCATACAGATCTCATGTTGTTACTCGATATATATCATGCCATTGTTACAGCACAAGATGATTTTATAACTAAAGAAACACTGGAGAATGTTATTGAACATCGTCAACACCGCAAGCCTTCTACTTTGAATTTATACAGGTATATGGAGACAGACGATTGTTCGTATTGTCAAGAAGTCCTTGCATCTTTTGATGTTCCTGATGATTATTTTTTGAACACTAATATAATAGATCCTTCAATGGAATTTGATTCATTCCATGTTGGTTCTACACCTCGACAATCGCCACGACAGTTTCTGAATTCAGGATATTCAGAATCCAAGCAACAATATATTCAAAGTCGTCAACGTAGACCTAATGAAAAAGTGTCTCGAACTGCAACCCGAGTTGTCGGACGTGTTATAGGAAATCGTATTGATGATATGTTATATCGTGGTGCTTCTCGAGATGTTGTTTCTTTAGCGAAAGAATTAAAGAAACCCTTAGGTAAGCTGGGTACACGTTTTAAAAATATGCGACGTAATAGAAACAACATGAAGAAAAACGCTAATAATAATGCTAAATCAAAGACACCATCTTGGATGCAGTCGGCACCTCATTCGTCTCAGATGCAAAGAGCTAGACAATCTTCATCATTTTGTGTTTCAGAGTATTACCGAGCCATGCGTTCAATTAATTTAAATATTCCAATCTGCTTACCTACTAGAGGCGTCACAGCTAGTTGGAGATCAGCTTGGTCTGATAGAGTTATATTATATACAGGCACTAACGGTACAGGATTTGTAGCCATTTCACCAACTTATTGTACGGCTGTTGGTGGTTTTTATGTCAGTAGTGCAACATATTCAGGTACAACTGTAGCTACTGATAACGTTTTAGTTACTGGTGTTACTTCTTTCAGTAATTCTTCCCTCATTTCAGGTCCTACTTTCCTGGGAGCACAGAACTCTGCTCGCGTTGTCGGGGTTTGTGTCTCTGTCACAAATCGAAGTAATAACATGAGTGCATCTGGCGTACTTTTTATGGGAGATTCACAAAATCATTATACAGTTAATGGTATGGGAGAAACTGATGCAGCCAATACCCCTCGTGTTTATCGGTGTGATGTTCGAAGTTTAACAACTGCGTCAGTCTTTATTATGCCATTGGGTGCAACTCATAATGTTGCAGATACTTCTGAAGAAGCTTTTTATTCTTCAAATAATACTTATAGCACTTATACTCCATACTATCCATGGTCTGAAACATTTAGTGCTAATGGAGGTCAAGGGGATCCTAGCATCTTCGTAGCCGTTTATGGAGCAACCGCAAATTGTTCTTTTGAAGTGGGAATTACAACTTATGCAGAATTCCAAGGACCCACTTTTCGTGCTCATTCTTCTCCTTCTATAGTGGATGCTAATGATTTGAATGATTTGTC